CCCACCCGCGCCGACGCCGCCGCCGAGCCGCGCACCGTGCGCGGCCTCGCCGTCCCCTACGGCGTCGAAATTGAGCTCTCGCCCGGCTACTTCGAGACAATCGCGCCCGGCGCTCTCGCCGACCGAGCCGACGACGCGACCAGCCTCAAACTCGCGTGGCGTCACGACGAACCCATTGGCCTGATCACCGAGTCCACCGAAACCGCCGAAGGTATCGAGATCGAAGCCCGATTCTCGGACACACAGACCGCCCGCGACGCCTACCAGCTTGTCAAGGACGGCGTCATTGACCGCCTCTCCATCGGCTTTATCCCGCTGGCCTGCGACCGCACCGAAGACGAGGCCGGGACGCACACCACCATTACCAGCCTGGACCTCCGAGAAGTCTCACTTGTCCCCTTCCCTGCCTACGACGGCGCGACCGTGACCGAAGTACGCAACCAACCCACCCCCACCGAAAGGACAACCCCCATGACCGACGCCCCCGCCTACGCGCTCGCCGCCGACCTGGACGACCTGCGCGCCGACATCACCGCCATGGAACAGCGCGCGACCCTCGCCGCCGCCGAGCGCGGCACCACCCCCGCCGCCGACACGCGCAGCCCCGGCGAAGCCATTAAGGCACTCATCAACGACGAGGCATACCGCGCCGAGATCGCCGCGATCCAGACCCGAGCCTTCAACGGCACCCCCTCCAGCGGGGATGCCACGATGGTTGTCCCTACCTGGATCAAGGACCTGACTCGCATCGTCGATAAGCCCAACGTCCTGGCCTCCCTGTTCTCGCGCGGCCCTCTGCCCGCCGATGGGATGGAGCTCGACTTTACCGAGCTCGCGACCAACACACTGACCGTCGACGCACAGACCGCCGAAGGTGCTGATCTCCAGATGGGTAAGATCACCACCAAGAAGCGCAGCGTGCCGATTAAGACCTTCGGCGGCTACACCGAGCTAACCCGCCAAGCGATCGAGCGTACCCGGATCAACCTCCTGGACACGTCCCTGCGCGGTATGGCTATCGCCGCTGGCCAGGCCTCGGCCTCCTACTTCGCAGGCCAGTTCGCCAACGCTGTCAAGGCGCAGGACGCCGCCAAGCTCGCCGTCTCCAAGGCCGCGACCTCCCTCACCTGGTCTGACATCTCCGGCCTGTTCATCGACGCCGCCGCGAAGTTCGCCGACCAGGCCCTGACCCTGGACGGCCTCGTTGTCGACCTCGCAACCTTCAAGGCGCTTTCCGGCCTGACCGGCACGGACGGTCGCCCGCTCATGCGCGCCACCGAGAACCCCACCAACACGATTGGCACCACGAACGCCAAGGCCCTGACCGGCGTCATTCTCGACGTTCCCGTGACCTGCAACCTGCGCGCCACGCCTGGCCAGCTCGGTACGGGCATCGTCGGCGCTTTCTACAACGCCGAGGCGATCCGCACCTACGAGACCCCGCTTGTCCAGCTTCAGGACGAGAACATTGTCAATCTCTCCAAGCAGTTCAGCGTGTACCGCTACGGAGCAGTAGCAACCGAAATCCCGACCGGCCTCGTGCCCCTGAAGATCGGAGCCTGACCGTGGGAGCCGACCTGACCGCCCGCATTGCCGCCTACGTAGGGGACGTGCCAAACGACGCGTTCCTGAAAGAGTGTGCCGACCAGGCAGCGACGCTCATCCGCGATCAGGTCGGCTCCGCGACCGTGCCCGCCGAAATCCTGGAGCGCGCGCAAATCGAAGTTGCCGCCGAGCTCTATCACCGGCGCAGTGCCCCCAACGGCATCAAGAATTTCGCCGATGGTTTCGACGGGACGGCGGCGATCCGCGTCGCCCGTGATGCCATGGTCGCAGCGCGACCCCTCCTGGCCCCCTATCTACCCCTCGCGATCTCATGACAACCAACAGTGGACCTATCGCCGCCGCCCGCGCCGACCTCGCCGACATCCTGACCCGGATCACCTCCATTCCCGTCCTGACGTCGATCCCCGAACGGCTCGCCCCGCCGTGCGTCGTCGTCACGGAAGGCACGCCCCTAGTCGCCGCCGACGAGAACGCGCACGGATCCGTCACGGTACGGCTCTCGATCACGGTAGCGGTCGCACCGACCACCAACGCCCTGTCCGTCGCCCGCCTGGACTCAGCCGTTGACACAATCGTCGTCGGCATGGTCAAGGAGGGCATGTTCGCCGCCGTGGACGCCTACCAGACGATCAAGGGCGCCGATGGGCAGGCGTACCTTGCCGCGCCCATCACATCCTCAATCAACTACACCATCGAAAAGGACTCCTGACCATGACCGTCACACGCAACGCCCGTATCCTCGGTAACAAGCTCGGCTTCAGTATCGCCGGGAAGGACTACTGGAGCGACATTTCGAGCTACGAACTCGCGCCCGAAACCTCTGATAAGGACGTCGTCACCTTCGCCGACGCCCTATCCGGCGCGTCATCGGCCTGGAAGTTGAAGGGAAAGGCCATTGTCTCGTTCGACGCCGGGTCTTTCTGGGACATGCTCTGGCAGCAGGCCGGTCGCACAGTCGACGTCATCGTTGCCCCCTTCGGCAACAAGACCGCGACCGCGAAGCAGCCGCACTTCAAGATCAAAGCGAAGATCGGAGTCAAGCCGTCGATCGGCTCCGAGGCTGGCGACGAAAAGGGCTCGACCTTCGACTTTGAGTGGCAGTGCGAAGGCGAACCCGAGAAGCTCACCGCAACGTCGACGCTCGGCACGGGCAACATGGAAGACGCCTAAGCCATGACCGGTATCCGTGATGGCCGCGTCAATCTTGACGGCGGTAGCGTCGAAATCACCGGGATAAAGGCGCTCCTACGCGACGCCGAAGCGGTAGGCGTGGCCGTCACGGACCTCAAAGACCTCACATACCGGCTCGCAACGCCTATCGCAACCCTCGCCCGTACCCTCGCCCCTCATGAGAGCGGACGCCTCGCATCCGGTATCAAACCGAGCCGATCCAAGCGGAAAGTCATGGTGAGGGTTGGCTCCAAGTCCCGCCTCCCATACGCGGGCGTGCGTCACTGGGGAGCAGACTCACGCAGCGGCCCCCGCTGGCTCTCCCAGGCCGAAGAAATGATGCGTCCCAGGACGTTCGCTGGCTTTGGTAAGGGCATCAAGGAATTACTCGATCAACACAACTGGTAAGGACCACATCAATGAACATGAACGCGCTCACCCTCGGCGACCTGGAGTACTACGAACGCAAGACCGGCGAACCGATCACGTCCTTCGACCCCGAAGCGGGCGGCAAGCTCGCCTCGCCCATGATCGCTATGTGTGCCGTCCTCCTGTTCCGGCGCGGCGGCTACCAGACCCGTGACGACGCATACAACGCTGCAACCGAGCTGACCATGGAAGACGCAACCGCCCTCGTTTCCACCCAGGAAAAGCCGGGGGAATGACCTGCGCGACCTCCCTAAGCCCCGTCCTAGCGATCCTCGCCGTGGACGCCGGGATCAGCCCATGGGAGGCGCGCGAACACCTCACACTCGAAGACGCCCGCGCGATCCTGGACCTCCTCCAGGAACGCGCACACGCACAGAAAGGATGACCGTTGGCTGGCCACGTCGTAAAGGTCTCAGTCCTCGCCGAGACCAAGAATTTCAGCCGCGCATTCAAGGGCCTGGCAAAGGAAACCGGCCTAACGAATCTCGCGAACGCAGGCAAACAGGCCGTGACGACCCTCGCGACCGTCGCCGCCGCTGGCGCAGCCGCTATCGGCGCCGCCGGGGCGAAGGCAGTCAGCGCCGCCGCCGACCTGGAGCAGTCAACGGGAGCCATCGAAGCGGTCTTCAAGTCGGGCGCAGACCAGATGAAGGCCTACGCCGACACGGCGGCATCAACCGTCGGTCTGACCAAGAATGAGTATCAAGAACTCGGCACGCTGTTGGGCGCACAGCTCAAAAACGGCGGTACCTCGATCGACCAGCTCGCAGGCAAGACCAACGACCTGATCGGCGTCGCCGCCGATCTGTCCGCCCAATTCGGCGGTTCGACCTCCGACGCCGTCGCCGCGCTCTCCAGCGCCCTGAAGGGGGAGCGCGATCCGATCGAGCGCTACGGCGTGTCCCTGAAGCAGGCCAGCATTGACGCCAAAGCCGCCGAACTCGGCTTCCAGAAGGTGGGCGGTTCCTTCGATAACGAGGCGCAGCAAGCGGCGACCCTGGCCTTGATTATGGAGCAGACAGCGGACGCGCACGGGGCCTTCGCACGCGAAGGCGACACACTCGCGCATCAAGTGCAGGTCCTCAAAGCCCACTTCGGCGACTTCGCCGCCAAGGCCGGTACCCTAGTCCTGCCCATGGTGACCGCCCTCGCGTCAGCCGCCCTGGACCACCTCGTGCCCGCGCTCGAATCGCTCTCGACGTGGGCAAAGGACATCGCCATTCCGGCCCTCCAGGACTTCGCCGCCCGCATCCAGGCCACCGTTGTCCCGAAGATCAAGCAAGCCGCCGCAGTCTTCCAGACCGAGGTCCGGCCCCGCCTCCAAGCCCTCATTGACTGGCTCACCACGACGGTCCCGCCCGCCGTGTCCCGCGTCGTCGCATTCTTCGAGAAGTTCGGACCCGCCATTGGAGCCGCCGCCGCCGTCATCGGGACATTCGTGGCCGGCTTCAAGACCTTCAACAAGATCAAGACGATCATCGGCGCAGCTAAGACCGCATGGGCGGCACTCAATGCGACCATGGCCGCTAATCCGATCTTCCTCGTGATCGCCGCCATTGCCGCCCTGGTCGCCATCTTCGTTGCGCTCTACCAGAACAATGAGACTTTCCGCGCCGCCGTCGACGCCGCATGGGCACAGATCAAGGCCGCCGTGTCCGTCGTCGTCGAATGGTTCCAAACCAACGTAGTGCCCGCCCTGCAAGCCGCGTGGGCGAAGATTCAAGCAGCATGGGACGCCGTCTGGCCCCAACTGCAAGCCGCGTGGGCATCATATGGTCAGCCCATCGTCGATCTCATCGTTAGTGTGTTCCAAGGCCTGGCCGCGAACTGGGATACGATCTGGCAGGGCATCTCCACCGTGGTATCCGGCGTCTGGCAGGTGATCTCCAGCGTGATCTCCACCGTGGTAGGCGTCATCTCTGGCATTATCCAGGTCTGGACATCGGCGCTCTCCGGCGACTGGCAGGGCGTTTGGGACGGCATTAAGCAGATCGTCTCCAGCGTCTGGGACGGCATTAAGGGCGTCATTAACGGGGCCCTCTCGATTGTCAAGGGATACATCACTGGAGCAATGGGCGTGATCTCCGGCATTTTCTCCGGCGTCTGGTCCTCCATCTCATCGACCGTCTCAGGGGCATGGAGCGGCATCAAGAGCGCGATCGCCAGCGGCGTATCCTCGGCTATCTCCACTATCTCATCCCTCCCATCCCGCGCCCTATCCGCGCTCGGCAACCTCGGTTCTACCCTATGGAACGCCGGTAAGAGCCTCATCCAGGGTTTCATCAACGGCATTAGCTCAATGTTCGGCTCTGTCAAGTCGAAGCTCGGCAGCCTCACCTCCAGCCTGACGTCCTGGAAGGGGCCCGCCGACTACGACGCCGTACTACTCACGCCAGCCGGTCGCCTCGTGATCGACGGCTTCATCAGGGGCCTGGAATCACGCTACGGCGCAGTGCGTCGATCACTCGGCGCGCTCACGGGCATGGTTGCCGACACCGACGCCGGGTCGCTCGGCCTCCCAGACGCCAGCGGCCTGGCCGGGATGCGCGCGCGCGGCGGCGTCACCATCCATGTGACCGCGCAAATGCTCAACCCGTCGATTGACGCGGGCCGCATGATTGCCCAATCCATCGACCAGTACACCCGACTCAACGGCGCAGGACGGTAAGCCATGACGACCCTCCCTAGCCCCTCCATCACCGACTACACCGGCGCGACCTGCCAACCCATGAGCGGCGATCGCGTGCGCTTCACCCTCACGCCCGGATCGAGTGCCCTCACCATCACTGTGCCCAACCTGGTCCCAGGCCACCGCATCGGCGCGCAAATCCGCGTGCGCGCCGACAAGCCCGGGAAGACGATCGTCATCCGCATCGGCAACCAGGCGAACACCTACGGCCCGGGCCCTATCTACACCGCATCCGCCGAGAACAGCGACATGGGGACCGAGCTCGCCATTGACGTCGCAGGCCTCCAGACCGGCATCATTGAAGCCCTCACGGTCTGGGACCGTACCGATATCCCCGCCAACCCCCGGCCCTGCGACGTACTCAGCCTCCAAGCTCTCTACCCGATCCAAGGCAGCGCAGGACTGAGATGGAATACCGACCGGTGGAACCGCCAGGCATGGACCAGGGGAGCGCCCCGCCCGTGGGCGCTCGCGTGGAACCGCAACGCCTGGGATACCCGCGCGTGGAACCAAGGCGAGGCTATAGCCGACCAGTGGCAAGACATCCTCGGACCATGCACCGAACTGACCGTGACGCGCGGCGTCACGACGAACGGCCCCGCCATGAGCGCCGCCGTGGGCACCCTCACCGCGCACGCGATCAACGCCCTTAGCCCACGCGCGACCGGCCTCCACCAC